CCCAAGTTTGCAAGACTTACATCACCTAAAGAAATTGCAGCGTTATTAGCTGCATTTTGTATTTTTAAAGTATTACCATCAATAAAAGGTGTATAAGCTGCAACTCCTATACTTGGAGTTCCCGAACCTTGATTTAACGTACTTAATGCTGCAATAATCTGGTTAAGCTTTGTTCTTACAACAATTCCTGTTCCATTATCAACAGTAAATCCGTTACCCCCAACATTGTCAACTCTTGCCATTTAATTGAAAGCAATTTTTTCTATAATAGCTGTTTTATCCACCTTTACCAAACCCTACGGCAGTATAGTTAAAATTTCTATTTATTGAAGCACCAGAACTATTTTTAAATTGTACCTTGAAAGATGACCCTGTAATATCTGACAACGTGAAGAAGTCACCAGCTTGTAAATCGCTTGCAGTAATACCAATAGAAGGAAGTTGACTATTTGCCCCTAACAAGGAACTTGTACCAACAAAGAAAGGTGAGTCAAAACTAACAGTTGTTAGTCCACTTGATGTTTCAGTGCCTGATTCTGTTCTTCTTTCTAAACTTGCTGTATAACCTAGCTCTGTCACTCTTATGGTTTGAGCAGGGTCATTCGAGGTAAGTGTAGTTCTGAATTTAAATCCTCTTCCTTTGAATACACCATTTGCAAAAGTCTGAAAACCTGTATAAGTTGGTGAGCCAGAACTAGGATTATCTTGAGTTACATTTATCTCCGTTATAGCATTAACGTCAACACTACCAGTTCCATCAAAATCTTGTAAGCTGTCTATTAAACCTCTGCTATCAATTAAATCATTTGGGTAAATAGCTACTGAATTAAGACGCTTTTTAAGATTTAAAGCAAATACACCACCTAAATCCAAGAAAGTGCCGCCAGCATTGCCACCAAATTCATAAGTACCTGAAGATGCAACACCGCCAATAAAATCAATACTTGACTCTGAATCAAAATCACTGATGGTATCGAATAAACCCACACCAGTTATAGTCAAGGAATTTGAAGCACTATCGAAAGATGTATTTACTTTTGTTCCTTGAAATTTTGGATTATCTAAATCTTCTCTTCTAGTCTGTGCGATTAAAGCTGGTTGTGGGTCAGGTGGGTCAATTATTACAGATGTTTCTCCTGTGCTAAACCGCCCACCATCATCTTGTGCCTTAAGAATTACCTCTCCAGCCAAAATTGGAATTTCCGCAGAACTTGTATTTCCAGATAAAGCTTGAATTAAATCTGTTGCATTAGAAAATGTACCATTTCCAGTTGTATCTGGTGTATGCCTGACGTAAATTCTGCCTCCAGCGACCACATCAGCCTCGGTAACAGGTGTCCATCTAAGCCTTGCAAGTTTATCTGTTAAAGGTTCATAAGTTAAACCGGTAATATCTGCTGGCGGTGCTGTTTTACCTACAGCATCAAAGGTTAATGTCGCGGCTGTTCTACTTGGCTCTCCAAGACCATTAAAAGAAAAGACTCTAAATTCATATCTACCAGCCTGACTATTTACTATTTCAGCCTCACTTGAAACTGTATCAATTTTTGTAAAACTTCCATTATCTACCCTGTAATAAACCTCATATCTACTTGCTCCTTGCTGTGTTTGCCAATCAATAAGGATTTTTGCAACAGCTTTATTGTTAATAATTACAATTTTTTCTTGTGCCTGTAGTCCTTCTGGTGGGTCTAAAATTATTGTTAATGCAGTTGTATTTCTAACTGGTAAAGGTGTGCCATCTTCAACAAAAGCATATTTGCCCTCATTATGTTCAAGTGCTGTTATGGAATAAGTAGTATCATCATTTTCACTTACAGAAACAACTCTCCATGTTGTTGTTTCTAAAGTTGAACTTTCTAATACATAAGGTGCATTTACATTAGGTGTTGTACTAAATGCTGAAGAAACAGTTATTGTTGCTCCTGATGCGCTGCTAATATTTTTAGTTTCAACTGAACCGTCAGGCATCACAATAGAAATTGTCGGGCTGTTTGAAGTTGGTATATCTGTAGAAGCTGAATCATCTAGAACAACAACTGTTGTACTTGTTACGGAAGAAAGCAAGCCACCCCTTCTTACGCCAGCTTTTAAAGAATCTGCAATTTCAATAATGTCACCACATCTTACTAATACACCAGCAGCCAAAGTTGTAGTAAAAGCACAAGTCTCACCTGAGTTTTGTTCATTAAATAAAAACCATCTTCCTAATCGCCTTGCCTGATTACGGCTAGTTGTAGCAAAAGCTTTTATAGTTTTGGTTACTACTCCATATTTTGTTTGTGTTGCTGTGTCAGCCTCAACAGTTTCAATATCCAATTCTTGTGTAACCATATCAAAATATTGAACATTGATTACTGTGTGCCTAGTTTTTAAACTTGACCCGTTATATACAAAACCATCATCTGTTACGTTTGAATTATTAAAAATATATTTTGTTGCTTGACCTTCTGCATCTTGTGAAATAGCTACCGTTCCAGCAGCGTAAAAAGCAATAGCTCTCATGGTGCTACATAAGGCATTAATTAAATGAAAAGCGTCTTGTTGTTGTGTGATATTTACGTTACAACTGAATCTTGGTTCTGTACTTCCATCACCATTACCAGCATCTACTAAAGCACCACAATATTCGCTTACGGATTTGAAAGTAAATTTATCTAGGGAAGATTCAGCAATATTGCACCCGAAACGATCAGAAATTAAAAGATCGTAAAGTATCCACGCTGGATCTGAACACCATTCTTTACTTGCTTTAAAAGTACCGTTCCATGTACCAGAATATGTAAGGTTTCCATGCGTAGCATTTACTGTTGCATTTGACGGAATTTTTACTTTTATACCTCTTATGCGATAACGCCTATTAGGTATTCTTGGGAATTTTTCAGCACTAAATCTTAAAGCCGTATGAGCAGTATTTGGATATGCGTTTTGCTTCATAATTATGTTTGTTGCAGAATTAAACCTAAAAGCGTTTACAGTATCTGCGTCTGTGCTATCTGCTGTGACCCTTTCAACTCTTATCTGTACTGGAAAAGATGTACCACTAGTAAGGTTTATTAAATAGTCTCTAAAATATGCGTTTGTTGATCTACCTTTTACAGTGTCATCAACTGCTGTGGTTGTTGTTCCATCATTTTCAATAACTTTAATTCTTAGTTGAACCTCTACTCCATCAATGCCACCTTCATCATTAAAAAATTGCATGGAGGGAAACTGCAAAGTAACTCGTACCGCATTAATTGTTGATTGACTTACTGTATGTGTAACTGGATTTGTAGTTTTAACCTCTGTTCCAATACCAACTTCTGTTTCAATATTTTTTATTCCAGAAATGAAAATTTGATTTGCAGTTCCGTCCCTAAAATCTAAGCCAACATCTTTAAAATTAAAGTCACTATCTTGAGGTGCCGTTACACTTGCAGCCGCTTGGAGTATTGGTGTTTTATTTAAAAAAATATCTTTTTTAAAACTATTAATATATGCTGTTGAAGTTTTATCTGTGATGCCATTTTTTGATGCGGTTGCACTTCCTTCTATTTCTCCTTCAGAAAGTAGTTCTACAATTGTATTAAACTGCTTTGAACTTAAAGCTCCACTAGGTAAATCTGGATTTGAAAAGGTTGTGCTTTGGTCAAATTCTTTAATACTCATTAGTTTGTACCCTCCACTTGAACTGTATCAATTCCATTTGATACCACAATAGAACCAACCACAATTTCTCCATAAGCCAAATTCACTGGAATACCAGCCTGACTAATATTTGTTAGCCCTGTAAATGAATAATTACTTGCCAAAGAAGATGGATCAAGGGGGTCTTGTTGTGATTGATTATTTCTTGTATCTTGCTGTGGGGAAATTATGTTATTTACACCCTGAGTTATCATACTTACGGAAACATACGTAATTATGTTTCTTAAAATTTCTTTTTTAATATATTCTTTAGCTGCATATTTCAAAAGAAAACCTCCGACTAACATAAAAAAATTACCATGCACCAAAGGTATTATTTTAATTTCTTGTTCTGTTCTAATATTTAAAAAATCTTTTGTAATTGCTTTATCACCTACTTTTACACAAAAGAGTTGTTTGGTCATTTTTTCTTCAAGACCCTTAAAATTACAAAATAAAAAACTAAATGCTTCATAAGGAGAATTTACATCAGCCAAAAATTCACTTTGGCCTGTGTATTTTCTTAAAAATCCATAAACTTTAATTTTTTTAAGCATCTTCTTTCGGCTCAATTACAATCATTTTATCTAAATCTGGGCAAACAAGATAAAAAGGTATTTGTATTGAATTACAACTAGCAATATCCTCTGGAGAAAATTCTAATACGTTTTGAGGGTGTGAATGAAGGATTCCAACAACTTCTCCTTTGTCCTCCCCATCTGCAAAATCAAAGGGGTCAATTACAAAAGAATTAGCTTCAAACTCATAAGCTACATTTTTGCATCTAAAATATTCAAATCTTTTTTCAGTTTTTATAAATAATCCACAACATTCTTTTGGTGCTTCCTCTTTGGCGTGTGCTATAGCTTCTAATTTACAATATTCATTCATAATTAGTTTATAAACGTACCAACGCCTTCAAAGTCTTTTCTTGTTACTTGCCTTGCTGGTACTCTTTTGTTTTCCATATCAAGTCTATTAACTAATTCAAACGAAACAACGTCTCTACTTTCTTGAATTTTTCTGTCAATAAAATAAATTTCTTGTGGTAATTCGTTTGAACTTGGTGTACCAAAAGGATTTGTATTTCCAGCAAAATTACTTGCATCTAATGCGTCTGCTGTCAAAGTACGTCTTGTTAGTTTTGCATCTAGTAAATCATTATGAGGCGTTACTAAATTTACTGTGATTAACAAATCTGAAACCCTTATAACAGAGCCTAATCTTGTAATACCACCTAAGTTACTCATAATTAAAGTTGGTCTTGGTATTTGGCCTTTGCCTGTAAATTCATAACCTTTTGCTTCTACTGGAAATCTCTCATAAGTATTTGTTTGCCATACTATATTTGCATATGTGTCTATATTACCACCAGAATGAAAGCGGTAGATTGTAGGGACATTTGTTGGATTACCAGTTGCATAATGTAAACCCTCGACAAGTTCTAATTCAAATAATTCAATTATTGAATTTGGATTTATTTTTTGTAGTTCAGAATGTGGTATTGCCATTAAGCTTCAAAAACCTCTTCAAAAGTCAGATTCATGGTGACTCTGTTATTAACTGGTATAGAAGCACTTCGTCTGGTGCATTTAAAATTTCTTGCAGAACTTTCGCCTCCTATTGTGTACTGAAAAGCATCTTGGTCGTCAAAACGTGCATTTAGAAAAGTATTAATAGTATCTGCATCAGTCTGTGAAATATTAAAAACTAAAGATACTACATGGTATCTCTTGTTTGCCGCAAGTCCTCTTACTAATCTTTGTTCATATCCATCACCAAGTTTTACGACAATGTTATCTTGTTCAATAGTTTGAGTTTCACCAAAAGCTGGTTTTATTGATGGAAAAGTTGCCATTATGCTAATAAACCTCCGTTTCGTTTTTCTTTAACAAGTGTCTCTTGAACTACAAGAGCTATAGTTTGACCAAGCTGTTGTGATGTGGCGTCATCACCTTCAACTGAGCTACCAGAGGCATCTACTGACACATTAACAATATTTGTAATACTGTCTCCACCTCCTAATTTATTGTTTGGAATTATTGTGCCAGCAGTTGAGGGAATAAATAATTCTGGCCCCTTCTCTCCAACAATAGAAGCTTTACCTACTGGCGGCCTACCTCCGTCTGCAAATAGTCCTCCAAGAACATTTGAAATAAAACCACCAATTCCACCTCCTTTATCTTTTTTATTTATTCCACTAAATAAATCATCAATTGCTAAATCAATTAATTTGTCTTGTATTTTATTTAAAACAGCGTTCATTGCATCACCAAAAGATTTTGCTCCTTTAATCGCTTCTCTAAGTTCATCTTTAATATTTTGTTCTATTTCCTGACCAATATCAGCAAATTTTTGTTTGAGTTCTTTTGCTGCTGTGGCGGCGTCTTTAATTAATTTGACCTTATTCTTTAAACCATTAGTTATTTTTAATTGTCTTATTAGTTCTGCGGCATCTTGTTCATTAAAATCTTCTTTTATTTGTCGAATTTGTTGATCTAAATTAAATTCTTCTTCTGATTTTCCTTTAATTAATTCTTTTAATTTAAATTGTTCTTTTAGATTATTATTTATTAATTCATTAAATCTATCTTGTTTGTTTAACTTTTGTCTTCTTTTTTCAACACCTATATTAATTTTCGCTTGTTTGATTTCTTCTTTTAAAGCTTTTATATTTCTAGCCCTAGCTGTTGCTGCGTGACCAACTGCTTTTGATGCTTCTAGTTCTGCTAAAGCATTTTCTTTAGTTGCAAGAGTTTGATTAAGTAACTCTAAAGTAGATTCTTTTGCTGATTCTGTAACTCCTTTTATATTATCGTCAAAGGCTTTTGCGGCATCGGCGGCTTCTTTCGCAGCATTTTTACTGTCAATAAATTTTGCGGCTAAAGTTCCTAAAACAACAATTAAAGCACCAAGACCAGTTTTAATAAGAGCTATTTTAAAAGCATTAACAGCTATTGTTGCTTTTGTAATAGCACCCGAGGCCAAGAATGAAGAAGCTGCAAGACCTTTTAATCCAGTAGAAGCTAAAGCAGAATTTATAGCAGCAACTTGAAAAGAAGCTGCCATAGTTGCAATTTGACCAATAATAACAGGTGTGATTATTGAAACACCTTTCAAAGCAACAGCAATAGCTGTAACAGTTAAAGTGACCTGACCCGCACCAGAGTTGACAAAATCTGTAGCTGCTCTTGTTAAATTTGTAATTGCTTTTATAACAGGCAAAATTGCAGGGGCTAAACGATCTCCAAAAGCTCTTGATAGGTTTTCGGTTTCATTGCTTAAATTTTTAAAAACTTGCGTTGGATCATTTTTTAATAAAGCTGCTAATGATGCGCCCCCTTCTGTTTCAATCTTCTTTAATGCTCTTATAACAACGCCACTTGTAATTTTACCTTCACTACTAAATTTTTTAAGTTCGCCGACAGTTGTTCCAAGTTCATCTGCAACTGGTTTTAAAATTGTTGGAATTTGTTCTGATATGCTTCTAAATTCATCACCTTGCAAAGCGCCTGAGCCTAAAGCTTGAGCAAGTTGCGTAAACGCTGCGCTTGCCTGCTGTGACTCAACACCGCTTAACTTTGCAACTGTGTTAAAACCTACAAAGGTAGATTCAATGTCTTTCAACGACAC